ATGTTGACAGACACGAAGCTGAAAAAATCGCTGGGCAAAAAGCGCGATGCGATAGAGATCATTTCCGATAGCCACGGGCTGAACGCCCGGATCAGTAAAGCCGGCAAAATTACGTTCTTCTACCGCTACCGGTGGGTTAAAGAGCCTGTACAGCTATCGATCGGTGAATACCCTGTGATGACTATCGCACAGGCGCGCGAGCGGCGCCAGGTGCTGCGCGGTTGGTTGACGGAGGGTTTCGACCCTCGCGAAAAAATTCGTTTAGAGCGCCTTTCCCGCAATGCGTCGCCAACGGTGAACGAGGCCTTCAACTACTGGATCGACAAATACTGCCGGCCGAACGGTTCGGTTAAGATCGACTACTACCTGCAGGTGTACCGCAAGCACATCAAACCCAAGCTGGGCGAACTGCGGATGGAGTCAACTGCCCGGATGCACTGGCTGGAGGTACTGGACTCTATCGATAGCAGCGTCATGGCCAACTACATGACATCTCTGTGTAAACGCGCGTTCAAGTTTTGCGTCAATCGGGGATATATCGCGGCGAATCCGCTGGAAGGGCTGGGGCCGCGTGACGTAGGCACAGCACCCACGCGCAAAAAACGCTATCTCGCAGATCGGGAGATCCGGCAAACCTGGCAATGGTTGGATGACCACCAGACCGACGAGGCGCGCCTGATTATCCGGTTTATGCTGCTGACCGGGTGCCGCACCGCGGAGATCCGCCGGGCGTGCTGGGACTGGTTTGATTTTGAAGATGACACTTGGACGGTGCCGAAAGAGGAGTATAAAACCGGGATCGCGGTGCGTCGCGCGTTGCCGCCGCTGGCAAAAGCTTTGCTGTTGGCCCATCGCGAAAAGGTGAATACCCGCCATGTGGTTACCTCACAGCGGGCCATGCCTGGGAAAGAATTTGATAGGCCTGTTCAGCCGCAGGTTGCCGCAAACTACACGCGGCGCGTGTTCGAAGGCACCGGGATGAAGCCATGGTCCATGCATGACCTGCGCAGAACGCTGGCAACAAAATTGTCAGAACAGGGCGCGCCGCCGCACGTAATCGAGAAGCTTCTTGGCCACCTGATGACAGGGACGATGGCGCATTACAATCTGCACGATTACATGGACGATCAGCGATCTTGGTTGGGGGTGTGGGAGGAGTATGTGAAAGGGGTTACAGGGTAACTTATTTTGCGCTATTGGCGTCTTCCCAGGTCAGCACATCGGAAAGGCGCCAGCGGTTCGGACTACCGGGGATCGTCGGTGCCGGAAAGGGCAACTTAAACCCCTTCGGACATTGGTCTTTGTCTCGCCATTTCCACAGCGTCTTCTCCGAAATCTGATAGCGGGACAGAATATCCCGCGTGAATACGATCGGATTCTCGCCCATCACATGCCTCTCTTTTTCATGGCTTCCAGCAGGATGTCCTGCACTTCACGTTTAGAATTGCGCCGTTCCATCACCATCTCGTCGGTGGTGTCGGCGGCGATGATGTGGTGTATCCACACCGGCCGGCGGTGGCCGGCTTGCGCCTGACGCGTCGGCCCGATGCGCTCGATAATTTGCTGGTACTGCTCCAGATCCCACCAGTGCGAGAAGAACACCAGAATGTTGCCGCCATCCTGCAGGTTCAGGCCGTGGCCGGCGCTGGCTGGATGCGCGAATAGCACCGGTATCTTGCCGGCGTTCCAGTCGCGGATTGTCTGCGGATTTGCGTCGAGCTGGCGCCCTTTGGGAAACGCCTTTAGCAGCCGCTCGAGGTCGTGTTTCCAGTGGTAGGCAACCAGCACCGGCATGCCGCCGGCTTCAGCCACGATGCTGTCCAGCGCTTGCAGCTTGCCGTCGTGTACTTCGGCCCAGCTGCCTGTGTCATCGGTATAGATGGCGCCGCTGGCGATCTGCAAACACCTCACTGTTTTGGCCGCGGCGTTCAGCGCTTCGATGTCGGTGCCGTTCAGCTCGAGAAACATTTCCTTTTCCATGTCTTGGTATTGCTGGCGCGCCTTTGGAGGCAGTTCTACGCGGATCACGTTGTGGATGGGGTCGTCGATGTCGAACCAGTCAGCGGCATCAAGCGAGATCGTCACGTCGGCGAGCGCCGCCTGCATCTGCTCCTGAGCGTGCGGCCACGGCTCCAGTTTCGACCACTGCTGGCCAGGGAACTGAATGCAGTTGAACCAGCGAGAGGTGAATGCGCCGAAGGTACGCCCCAGCCGATCGCCCCGGTCAACGAACCATGCCTGACCCCACAGGTCGATTAGGCCGTTCGGCGCCGGCGTGCCGGTGAGGTTTACCCAGCGGTGCACATGCTTGTGCGCCACCTTGGCCAGCGCAGCGGCGCGCTTACCGCCTTGCCGCAGGCGGAAGGACTTCAGTCGGGTGCTTTCGTCGGCGATCACCGTGCCGAATGGCCAGCGGCCTCCGAGCTGCTCAACCAGCCACACCAGGTTGTCATAGTTTGTGGTGAACACGCTGGCGTTGCTGTTGAGTAGCGCCGCGGCGCGCTCTGTGGCAGTGCCGACGATCGGCTGCATTTCGATGTTGCGCAGGTGGCCCCACTTTGCGACCTCGTCCGGCCATGTGCTGGCCGCCACGCGCAGTGGCGCCAGAACGAGCGTTGGCTGCGTCTCTTCACCGGAGCAATAGAGCGCCTCCAGGCTGCTGAGCGTGCCCACCGTTTTACCCATGCCCATACCTGCCCAGACGTTAGAGCGGGGCACCTGGAGTGCGTGGTTGATAATGAGGTTTTGGTAGGGGCGAGGGATGAATATTTTTCGATTTGATGCCATATTTACGCCCGTTAATTACAAGAAAATAAGGGGATGTTGTGATTGCTGTCTACTGTGGTAAGGCTGCTGAAAGCTGGATATCTGCTGAAGGGGCTGGGTTAATCGGTGTTGTCGCGGGTGCTTCAATTGCTTTTATCGGTAATTATATTGTGCAAAACCGTGTTTTGAAACGCACTGCAGAGATTGAAAACCAGAAAATCAGAGCATCAACACTGGGTCAGCAAGTTTTGGGGGAGGTCTATAAATTTCTGGATCAAGAAGCAAAGTTCCTGCAAGACCTTCGACTTTGGCAAGGTTCCGAAGCACCTAGAGGGATCTCAGGGCATCGTTTGGAACTTGCTAAAATCCATTCACTCATCAAAATGTTTGGTTCAAAAAAATTAGAAAGTCAGTTTAATTCCCTTCTACCTGTAAAAAATGAACTGGAAGCCGATATAGTGCACAGCGGTAGTGCCGATAGACAAGCTATCCTGGATAAAGGGGTGGAATTGATTGCCGATATAAAAGTTACTCTTATGTCTGAAATTATTTCACCCATTCAGCCGAGGAAATCAATGCTAAGCCGAATGCGACGACCCAGAAGCTGACGCATATTGCTAAAACGGCGCACCAGGTGGCGCGCCGTGTCCAGTTGAGAATGTTCGAGCCTTTCACAATATCCCCTCCAGATTTTTACTGTCTAAAACCACCACCTCGAAGCCCAGCGAGCGGAGCCGGTTGTGCTCTCGCATCTGATCGGGCCGCGGTTGTTCGCCAGGTGCTTTGCACTCGACGAACACAGCCCTGCCGCCAGGTAGTAACACCAGACGATCGGGCACACTGCGGCGCCCGGGTGACGCAAACTTATAAGCGGTGCCGCCGGCGGCTTTAACCTGTGCCACCAGATGCCTCTCGATTATCGATTCTCTAATGTAATTCATGTTATAATCTCACAAGTTGATTTCACAATTTCGATAAACGGATGTCATATGTTTGAAGCTGCAATAAGCGAACTGCGTTCTAGAGCTAAGAATGCAAAGAATATGTCTAGAATTGTTTTCATCATTTTTGTCCTTTTGTCTGGTTCTGCGTTCTTAATTGTTTTTAGTAATGTCATTGCAAGTACTAATGTTATGCCTTCAGTGGCGAATGAAATGGGGAAAGCATTGGCAAATCTATATGATGCCTCTGAAAAAATTGCAGGCAGTATAGCTCCCGTACAGTCATTTTCTGATGAAATAGAACCATCAGAAATAGAAGGGCACAGCCAAAAGGTCGAAACCACTAGTGAAAAGAGTGGCATTCGACACCGGGGTGGGGAGCATGGCATGTGGGAGACATTAAAGATGATTGGGCCTTTGGGCGGGGCTGCATTTCTGGTGGATGAGTATATTGACTATTCAAAAGGTAAGGCTGTAACGGGTTCAATAGTAACTGTTATCTACTCCATGCTTTCTACATTTATTTTAATTTATCTAATGCAAGTTACTCTCACCTTTACGCGGTACTATGCGCAATTGGCCGAACTCTATGAATCTCAAGCATTTGCGTTGATTGCCTCTAATGGGGACGTGGCAGTTGCAGTCGAAATAATTAAGAACTTCTCGTCTAGAGATATTCCGCTGGGAAAACTTCCCGCAAGCATGTATGAGAAACTGCTTGAGATTGCAACAAAATCTACAGATAAAAAATGATGCTTGTTTAACTAAAATCAAAGACCTCTGGTTTTAGAGGTCTTTAATTGTTTTATTTTAAATGTTAAGACGATGCGCTGGCTACTTGCATTTCACTAAATGTGAATCCTGCTTGTCGTAATCTTTGAATTAATTTAGGAACTGTTTCACGTACATGGTCGTTAAAATTAAGATACAGTATGCCGTTTGCATCTGAAGGTTGCTCAAGATGTTGTTTTTGCAAAATCACCACTTTGCTTCGACCAAGAGAGGATAATAGCATCCCCATTTCGAGCACGACATTTTGACGTGCGCGAGCTTGCACATTTGTTTCACCGTCTCGTTTTGAGTAACCCATATCATCAGGCGTAAGCAGAACGATACCGAAGCGAGTTTCTCTTTGACCTTGCCCGATCTCGCGTTCAAGCTCTTCAATAATAGTGAGCCCCGTGCCACCGGTATTTTGCAGAATGAAATGGTCAGGAAGTCCAAGTTTATGCAGTATAAGCTCAAGTTGTTCTTTTGCTGCATGATCATGGCCATGAACGATGAAAATCTTTTTCGGCGACTCCATGTGGGTGGGGGTAATTGGCTGTTGAGCAGGCGCAATGCCGAATCTGTCGTTGATCACAGTTTCTACTTCTAATTTTGCTTGTGGAACTCCCTGAACCAAAATAGTACCAGTTTGATAAAAACTAACGACGGCTCCGTTGCTTAACCTAAAACAACTATGACCAGCTTTGGTTTCTATGTCAGTAATGTTGAAACCACTTTCAACTAAGAACTGCGGGAAAGAATCAGTTGGGTATGGGTATTTGAGTGCCATTTCATTAAATTCCTGCATCATGATGTTCCTTTAAAATATGCAAATTTTGATAAAGCAGCAATGACAGAGATCGCTATTCCTTCCGATAGTGGTAGGCCTCGAACCCCCCGGCGTTTAGCGGCAGGTCTGGCGCCCATGTGGGGTTAGTGGCGAGCAGACGGCTTAGCTGGTCGTGGAAGTAGTAATCCTTGTCCGGTGCCTCGGTGATCACTTCATCGTGCACCGTCAGCACGATCTCGTAACCTCGTGCCTCGATAGCCGGCATGTTGCCGGCCAGCACATCGCGCGCGCCGGCCTGGGTAACGTTTTCCACCAGTTTTCCGCCGTAGGTTTTAAGGCGCTGCCATTTGCGCGAATAGGGGTTCACGCCCATGTAGGTGATATCACCTTTGACGATCGCCGCGCCGGGGTAGCAGATGACGCGACTGGACGGTAGGGCGATACGCAGCCAGGAGCCGTCCTTGCGTACCTTCAACCGCCTGCAGTTGAACTGCTTGCCCGGCTGCGCTATGGCGCGGCGCACGGCATTTTCCAGTTCAGACCAAAGGCTGACCGTTTCGGGGTGTGCGTTGCGCCACAGACGCTTAAGTGAGTCGCAGGTGATGAACACGCGCTCGGACAGGGCATAGGTTTTTTTCTGCTTAACCGACGCCTGCCACCAACTTTGCGCCTCTCGCTGAATGGCGATCGGGATGTTCGGCAGCGCGGCGTCGGCCAGATCTTCGAGGTCAAGCCCGTAGACCAGCGCGAACGTCACGAATGCCGCCACGCCGCCGCCGAATCCCAGCCCCAGTTCCATCACCTTGCCGATCTGGCGCATTGCCTTATCAACGTCCTCGGGTGTCATGTTGAACGCGCGGGCGTAGGCCAATTTGTAGAGGTCGTGGCCGGCGCGTATTGGCTCGCCGTTCTCGTCGGTGCCGATGATGTTGTCGTAATCGCGGAACGCCTGCAGCTTCCACTCCTCGCCGGCCAGCCACGCCAGGAACCGGCCCTCGATGTTCGACAGGTCGCTGACGACAAGCTTTTTACCCGGCGGCGCCATGATGCAGCCGCGTAGCGCAGAGCTTGTCAATTCCATGATGTTGTCGAACACCAGATCGGCGACGCCGAGTTTCAGCGCCTCGATGCCCTGATCGATTTGTTCCTGATCCAGCGTTGGGCGCGGGAGGTTTTGGGGCTGAAAGAGTCGCCCAGCCCAGCGCCCGGTTCGGCTGGCGCCACAGAACTGCAGCGTGCCGCGCAGCCGGCCGTCACTGCTGACGCCCTTCATCAGCGCTTTGTACTTGCTGGTGCTGGTTGTGCAGGCCGCCAGTCGGATGGTCAGCAGTTCGCGCAGCGGCGCGGGCAGATCGGGGTCGTTGATGCGCCGCTCGAGCGTACTTTTTTGCATGTCCGGCAGGTCGACGCCGAACGCTTCGAGAATATGGCGGAGCATGGCGTCACGCTGCGTAGCCGCCTGGACTTCGCCGTCGGTCATGGCTTGTGTCAGTTCGGCCAGGCGTTGCTGTTCATCGCCAACGGCGGCGATCGTCGCTTCGGCAAGTTCTACGTCGACGCATACGCCGCGGTCGTTGATCTTCTGATCGCGGTGCCACAGCGCTAGCTCGGTGCCCTGATAGTTCCAGCTCGGCAGTTTGGCGTCGACGGCGCGCATGGCGTGGATATCGAGGCCGGCGTACTCAACGAAACGCTGCCACTCCGCCGGATGCGATTTGGCCGTAGCGCGTCGCAGCTTGCTGTTCTTCGGCCGAGGCTTGCAGAACAGCTGGATCAGCTGCTTGCCTGCTTTGTCTTTGGCCTTGTCGGTGTCGACGTTGAGCACTTCACACAGCGCACCCAGTGCGCCAGGGAGGCCGTGCGCCAGCGCTTTTACCATCGTATCGCGCCAGCGCTCAACGCCGCCCGCAACGACCCCAGGGAGCTGGCGCTGCAGAGCGTGGCGCAACATGGTGCGGTCGAAATGGCTGTTATGCGCGTAGATCAGCACGCTCTCATCGCCGAGCGCAGCGAGCAGTTGCGCCGGCAGATGCTTGTCTTCGGTGAAGTCGTGCACGCTGACAGGGCCGTCGTCGATTGCCCAGGCGAACAGCATGATCTCGACACCTTCCGCATAGGCATGGGTGCCGTTCTTAATCGGGGTTTCGCAGAAGGTTTCTAGGTCGAGCCAGAGTTTTTGCATAATAGAACTCTTATGGTTGTGACGAAACACACTTGTTCAGTTCGATAAGCTTGCCTATGATCACAAAGAAATTTTGTCTTCGCTTCGCATTAATTGAGTTGATATTGCTTTAACAACGCAACTTCCGACAGGTGCGGAGTGTGAAGTGCCTTATCTATTTATTGTAAGAAAGGAGTCAAGTTACACATGGCGATGATCTCGTTGATTAATAGAGTCTGTCCACACTGTGCAAGGGACAATGCTGTGTTGGAAGCAGTCGGTGAGGCTGATCAGCCTTTGAAAGGAACAAAAGCTTTATCGTTTATTTGCAGAAGCTGCTCAGGTATTACTGTTGCGGAAATTTCAATGGGCTCAAAAATTGGCCAGCACGGCTATTCGAAATATTTTAACTATCGCGATTCTAACCAAGTGGATATAAATATTGAAGGGCGTATTGGCTATGAGTCTCAATGGGGGGTAGTAAGGAAAGTATACCCTGTGGCTTTAGAACATAAAGCTCCTTTAGCGACGCCCGAGCGTGTTTCAAAATTTTTCATTGAGGCTAAGCAAAATCTTGAACGGGGTAATTATGAGACTGTCGTAGGGTTGGCTCGAAAAGTAATTGATATTGCCACTCATAACTTAGGGGTGGCAGCAGATATTTCTATTAATAACCTCTCGGCACGAATAAATCGTTTAAAAGATAATAACTTACTCACTGCCGATATGGCTGAGTGGGCTCATATTGTGCGTTTGGATGGTAATGAATCTGTACATACAGATGAAATTTTTACTGCCTCAGAAGCTAAAGAGATTTTAGATTTTACTGAAACATTTTTGCTGTATTCATATACTTTACCAAGCATGATCAATTCGCGCCGAAATAACCCTGAATCCGCGTAAGAACCACCCCCGGCGCGCGGCCGGGGGAGTTAAGGGTTAAACGAACTCGCCCGCGTCGGTGCCTTCCTCTATGTTGTCGAAGTCGTCTTCGCCGGCCACACCGCCGCCCGCAAAGGCGTCGCCGTCACGCAGGAACTGCACACCGCCCAGGGATGCGTTGATGCGTTTGCCGAAGTTGTTGTCCTGTGCCCAGATGTCGATCACTGCGTTGACATAGCAGCCGGCGTAAGGGCGGCCGTCGGCCTGCACCAGGATGGAGTTGTCGCGGTCTACCACGCGCGGCCGCGCTTTGTTGGAGGCTGAGACGAACTTGTGGCCCGGATAGCCTTCGTATTCGGCTTTTTCATCGCCGTCGTGCAGGCAGACTTTCAGGGTAGAGCGCAATGTTTTCAGCACGCCTTCGGCCTTGGCACCCCATTTTTCCTTCGCCACGGCTTCGATTGCCTTCTCGATCTCGGCCACTGCAGGGTGTTTAGGATCGAAGATGAATGCGGCGGAGAAGCGCGGATCGCCTTCGCCGTTAACGGCTTTTGGTTCGAACAGAGCAGGGAAGGCCAGGCGGACGTTGTTCAATTTCACTTTCATAGGGTGTTCTCCTCAGATAAATTCCGCGGCTGCCTCGACGGCATCCACGTTTTCAAAGTCGTTTTCGTGATTAATGACCAGCGCAGGGCGCGGATCGGATTCGGGGGCGACGGCGGGCTTGCCATCGGCGCGGGTGATCAGGGCTTCAACTTTCGTCCAGCGGCGCGGCTTCTCCTTCTTGATCAGCTTCTCGGCCTTGGTTGGGCTGATCAGCTTGAAGTCGAACACTTCCTCGTTCTTGTAGCGGAAGGTGTCTTTCAGCAATGCGCGCGCGGCCTCTTCATCACTCCAGGCACGGTTACCTTGCTTGCCTTCCACCAGTTTGAACCCCGGCACAGCGTGCCCGGCTGCCAATTCGCTGTTGACGCGACCGCGCAGCCCTTTGCAGAAGCCTTCGATCGCGTCCACGTTTTGGTAGAGTGCGGACAGTTCTTCTGGTGTCAGCACCGCGACGCGCTGCCCAGCGGTAGCCAGCTGCGGCGCCAGTGGCTGGGTAAGGTCGACGAAGTCGCCCGCCATCGTGTCGAGGTGATGCTGCGCTTCGGCTTTGCACAGGCCGCCGGCCGCTTTGCACCAGCGGCATTGTTTTTCGCCCGGGTTGAATACGTCGGCCGGCAGGGTGTCGATGCCTTCGCACTCGGCAATGTTCGCCGTGACGATGGCAGCGGCGGCGGCCTCGCGCGCCAGTTCGCCGAACGCGCGCAGTTCCTCGACGCTGATCGCCCATTCTGATTCGTTGCCGATCCGCGGCTGGTGAATGAACATACGAACGGTTTCGAAGTCCTGCAGCATTCCGAACTGCTCCAGCGCGCCGAGGGCGTATAGCTGCAGCTGCTTGTTGTTCACCGCGTCCACCTTCACGCCGCGGCCGAACTTCAGATCGTGCACCTGCAGCTCGGTAGGGGTGATGATGACGGCGTCGGCGGTGCCGAACTGCTCCGGTACGCCGACCACATCGGAGAAGTCGACGCGCTGCTCAACCAGTAGACTATTGCCGTCGGCCAGCGCCCATACCGTTTCGACATACCGCTGCACGAACTCGGCCATGTCGTCAGTGACCTGCGGCCCGGCGCTTCCTTCACCTTTCGCCAGCGGGTAGGTGCCGATGTAGTCGGTGGCGTTCTGGCCGCCCTGCAGCTCAATGCCTACCAATGTCGGATCCAGCCGGTTGCGCAGGACGATCTCCGCCAGCGCGTGCGCCGCTGTGCCCTCCAGCGCGAACTCGGATCCCTCGTCAACCAGACCGGCTTCCATCGCCAGGCTGCCGGCGCAGTTCATCCATTTTTCAGCCCCTGAGGGGCTGAGTCGTGCATGTTGCTCTGGCATGGATCACGCCTCCAGGGATTCGGCCAGCTGCTCCAGCGCCGCCACAACGTCTGGCAGTTTTTCTTCCGGGCAGTCGGTGAGTTTTTTCAGGCCGAACAGATCCAGCGTTTTGCGCAGGTCCGCCGGCGCCTTCGGTGCAATTTTCTGGATGATTAGCTGTTTGCCTTTATCCAGCAGCGCGGCAGCGTCCGGCGCTTCGGCCCCGGCGGTATTGGCTACGGTCTCGGTGTTTTTGCCTTTGGCCGATGTCTTCGGCTTGGCAGGCTTCACGTCGGCGCGCTTCTCTTTCGGGGTGTCCAGCAGCAGGTCGGCGTAGGCGCGGCGCTCGGTGATACCCGGCAGCGCGTCCCAATGCTCAACCATCTGCAGTGCGAGGTCGAACACGCCAGCGCCGTGCAGCTTGGTCGCACGCTCAACACCTTTCAGCGCCATCGTCAGTGCGTCGATCTGCTCGTCGCGTTTCTTGCCGTCTGTGGTTTCGACGATGTCGACAGCACCCGCCATCATTTCAGGTGTGAGAGTGCTTGCACCTTTGTCGCCATAGAGCACCGCCAGCGCCACAGCCACTGGCAAGGGCTGTCCCTCTAAGGTCACCGCCTTAACTTCAGTTGAGGCACGGTGCTCTTTCAACTGCAGGAACTCGACTTTGTGGATCTCGGTAATGCCGCCATAAGGTGAGTCGGCGTTTGCCTTCTCGAACTCGTCCCAAGTGTCAACCCTGAAGGCGATTTCGGTGCCGTTGTGCTTGGCATAGAACGGCCCTTTGCGTGCCTCTTTACCCGTTGCCGACTTATCGACAGGCGTTTCGGTTTTTGGCTGGTGCGGCGTGTCCGCGGTGAAGGTTTTGCCGCCGGCCAGCGCCGCCAGCAGTCTGGCTAGCAGGCCGTTCTGTTCGGCGACCAGCTTGTTGTTTAACTCGAGATTTGATTCCAGGCTCATGGGTTACCTCGCTATAAGGAGAAGGAAAGTTGTCATTAAGAACAGCGCTGCCAGAAAGCGCAGGCCGCCTGTTTTCGGGGTGTGAAAATCCGCACCAGTCACACGGTGACGGTGTTGCATCTGTTTCAAGGAATTCATGAGGGTAGGGTCCTTTTGCTATCGGGGAGCGCACCCGCCGCCAGCGGGCGAAACATAGCGGTTAGGCGGACGCGCTTTCAGATAGTGGTGCAAAGGATAGTGCCCCCTGTTAAGCGGGGGCGGCGTTTTAGTAAAGAGTTATACAATGAAAGGTGGGGATGATTTTTTAATAAAAATGTTTTATGATTTATTATGTGCCAATTTAACTAAGAATCTTCAAACGAAATATAGTTCGTTCCTCGGAATTTACCCACACATTGTTTTCTATGCAATAAATCTTTTTGTTTTTCTGAGAATGTTAATCTTGCTGCGTTTGTTTTCGTTTTTTGGCATTGCACGAATTCGCATTTATTGTCTAGAAAGGCATGCTTTCCGATTAATAATTCCTGCAGAATTGACAGGCTTTCTTGAACCATTTCATCAAAAACTGAAACTTCGTTGTGGTTGATTTCAAGTGCGCTGTGGGAATGAACGATTTTGTTTCTTCTCTCGATTAATTTTTTTATTTTATTTTTGTTTGGAAACTCATCATGGAAATAGGATTTGAATATCTTTCCATATAGGTCAGCAATGGGTGGTGATTGAATGGATGTTAGAATTACCATTAGTGCGGGTATTTTTTTACAGTAGAACTCCTTAATCCCAAGTTCAGCGGCGACCGCGATTTCCGCTACTCTAAGGTTTAAGTCTTCTTGTTGACGACTTTTGTTTAATACCTTAAATGCGTATAGTGTCTCACCATTTTTATTATAGTTTTTGAATATTTCATTTATATTTTCTTCGGATATAGTTAGAGTGATTCCTCTCGATATATTTAAATGGATTGGTGGCTCTATTTCTATCACGTTACTGTGATCATCAGTAACGTAGATTTTCACACCATCATCCACGAAAGGTAGATTAGCGTTTAAACATGTAAAAGCCTCATTCACTAAATTCTGAGCAAGCGGATAAAATTCTCTCATTGAAGATGAAATTTCATCTTTTGCATTACTTGTGTAGACTAAATCATACCATTTGGTTAAATATTCTCCCCGTTCAATGCTTTTATCTATATCTTTGTCAGCAGCCTCAAGTATCTTGATAGTTTCTTCACTATAGCTAACTTCTCTTTCAATGGTAATTTGATCGCCTGCAAAAGTCATTGTGGTGTTAAAGTCTACATTTTCACTTGCAGGGATATCTATTACTATAGGCGAATCAGAGACGATAAGATCTTCATGTTTTTTATCTATAGAGTACTTGAGTGTTATTTTCATTTTTCATCCTATGGATAATGGTGAGTGACTAATGATCTCATAGAGTGAAGACGAATGGAATTATTTAATTTGATTCATAAAGTTAATTATATCTATTCAATCATATATGGTTGATATTTATCAAACGCCCCGCAGGACGCTTTATAAGTTCACTTTGCCCCGCATTGCCGGCTCCTTGCCCTGCCGCGGTTCCGACGCATGGTTTAAAGTTGCGTTAATGCGCGGTATGTTGTTGTAAAAAAAAATTCGTTAGGAGTTCATATGCAGCCCTGGGAAATGACAGCGTTTTGCCCGTTATGCCGTGAGGTTTTTCGAGCATCTAAGGTCGAAAACCATATCCGAACACATCATGCTGATTCGCACGAAGATAGTAAGGATCGCATTCGCTGTGTGGCGGAGCAGGCCGTGCTTATCTCAAAGCGGCCAGTAAAACGTGTGTCAAAAAATTCGATAAACGCTACGGATGTGCTGCATGGCAGTAAGCAACGAGTCGGGTACTCGGCCACAGTCAGTGGTGGTGCTTTTGGCCAAGGTAAAAAGCGTTGAAAATGAGCTTAATGAAGCGCCCCGAAAGACGCTTGGTAAGTTCACTTCAAAGAACTTGATACCGGTCGGTCCCTCTCGGGGCCGGGAAGTGATTGCGTCGCTCACTCCGGGGCGTGGTTCACGTGTATGCGTTTACGTATTTATATACATTAACGGATGTCATTTCAATCCGATTTCGCATTTATATGCAAATAAAAAAGCCGCCTCTATGGCGGCTTGCTATACGATATTGATTTGAAGGGGGTTTATTCTTGGGACCACAAAGCAGATTTCGCTACGCCTGCAACATAGTGAATTTTAGCAATTTTAGGCACTTCAAGTTTTATCGGGGGGTGTGCTTCGTTGATTGAGGACAGGTGCACGTAGCCATCTCTGGTATAGAGGAACGTTTTTACCATGGCCTCCTCTTGATCCGTTACCAGCAGAACTTCATCCCCTGGGCTGTAGCTATGGCTAGGTTCAACCACTACGAACTCGCCTTCTTTTATGCGAGGGGTCATTGAGTCGCCAGCGCAACGCAATGCGTAGGCGTTCGGGTCCTTGGTAGGCCAGCGTAGAAAACCATCTCCTTGGCCGACAGGGTATTGTAGGTCAGCCCACACAACACCTTCACCTAGCTGCGCACCCCCGACGACAGGTACTTTTGCGAACGCTAATTCTATGGTGCCAGCGGTGGAGTATTCACCCCCTGCTGCCATATCGGTTTCCACCAGATCCTTTACCTCGATCTTAAAGAAATCAGCTATCTGTTTTAGGACCCCGTATTTTGGGTCTTTAACTTCACCTGACAGCAGTCTATGTAGGGTAGGTTGATTCATCCGCAAACGTCTAGACAGTTCGGTGGTGTTGGATACTCCCGACTTATCCATTAAGTGCTTGATGTTTCTTTCTAAAATATCGGTTTCGTTATTCATTGGTATCGCGCCTTATGTGTAAAATTCGCGCCAACTATACGCTAACGGATATTTTAACAGATCCAATCCAACGATTTCGTATTGCTTTATTTATACGGTTTCGTATAGTTAAGCAATCTAAGAGGAACCTCAGCATGGCACATAAAACACCCCAAGAAATCGTGAAATCCCTAGTCGACGCAGGTTTCACCCAAATGCAGATCCAAGAACACACAGGCGTACGGCAAAGCATTCTGTCCCGCTTGCTATCTGGTAAACATAAGGACCCGAGAATGTCTACCATTCGGGCGCTTGAAGATTTTCATGCGAAACAAGTAGATAACGATAAGGCGTAACCCATGCCAAAACAACAAATATGGGGCGCCGCGCCGGATGATTGGTTCCACTTTTCGTTCGTGCTGGGGCTGACCCCCGATCTACTGCCGGTTGTGTCGCGCCCCGATGCACCGATCTCGCCGACCAGCAAACTCAAGACCACCGGCAAAACGCCGAGCCATTATAACGGGCAGGGCATGGTTGCCGGCCTGAAGGATTGGACCGCTCGCACCAGCACCGATGACGACGTCAGCCGCTGGGCGAAGCAACCTGATTACGGCATCCTGTTGCAGACGCGCACCGTTCGCGCGCTGGATGTGGACGTGTCCGACCCGGTTGTTGCCGACGCCATTCTCAGCGCGGTAACCACCATGATCGGCCCGCTGCCAAAACGCATGCGCGCCAACAGCCCGAAATTCCTGCTGGCGTTCCAGCTCGAAGGCCAGATGTCGAAACGCATCCTGCGCACCGAAGCAGGCAATATCGAGTTCCTGGCCACCGGCCAGCAGTTCGTTGCGCTGGGCACGCACCCGAGCGGCTCCCGCTACGAGTGGGACGGCGGCCTCCCAGACGAGATCCCCGTGCTGGGTGCCGACGACTTCGAGGCCGTGTGGTGCATGCTGGAAACTGTGTTCGGCGTTGGCGAAACCGTCGTCGAGAAGGAAGGGCGGCTGCGCGACCGCAGCGCGCGCGACGCTGGCGCCACGGACGAGACGGCCGACTACCTAGATGCAAACGACTGGACACTCGACTGGGGCGCCGGCGGTGAACGTTATATCCGCTGTCCCTTCGAGGACGGCCATAGCACCGAGAGCGCCGACAACACTGCAACCGCGTATTTCCCAGCCGGCACCGGCGGGTTTGAGCAGGGACATTTCCGCTGCCTGCACGCCAGCTGTGCGCACCGCAACGACGGCGACTTCCTCAACGCGATCGGCATCCGCGACAACGACTTCGACGTGATCCCCGCCGAGGGCGGCGAGGAGTACCTGCCGTTGCCGGCGTTCTCCCGCGACAAAAACGGGCAGATTGAAGGGACCATCACCAATGTGCTGCTGGCGCTGCGCAGGCCAGATCTCTGCGGCGTGCAGATCCGCCTCGATGAATTCCGTAACGAGGTCATTCTGACCACGCCGCGCGGCGAGCATCTGCTGCTGCGCGACGAGTACTACACCAAGATCCACGAAACGCTCGAGCGGAATCTCCAGTTCAAGAAGTTCCAGGAGACAGAGATCAAACGGTCCGTGCGCCTCATTGCCCACGAAAACCGGTACGACTCGCTCAAGGACTGGCTTAGCCAGCTGCCTGCCTGGGACGGCGTGCCGCGCATAGACACGTTCTTCTGCCGCCATTGGGGCATCGAATCCTCACCCTACAGCAAAGCCGTGGGGCGCTACTGGTGGACGCTGCTCGCCGGGCGGGCCCTCGAACCTGGCATAAAGGGCGACATGGCAGTGGTGCTGGTCAGCCAGCAGGGCAAGAACAAGTCCGAGGGGATCCGCGCGATGGCGCCGACGCCGGAGCACTACATGGAACTAGACTTCGAAAAACCTGCCGCTGAGCGGGTACGTGAGATGCGCGGGCACAACGTTATCGAGTTGGGCGAGATGCGCGGTATGAACAAGGCCGGCATCGGCGCCGTGCGCGTCACCATATCCACGCGCGCAGACCGCAACCGCGGGCTGTACCGGGAGCATTACGACACGCTGCCGCGCCGGTGCGGTTTCATCGCCACGGTGAACACTGACACGCCGCTGACCGACACCGAGGGTAACCGCCGCTGGCTGCCGATGACGATCCCCGATGACATCGACGGTAAGCATATCGCCGCGCAGATCGCCACTGAGCGCGAGCAGCTATGGGCAGAGGCCGTTCTGGTGTTTAAGGCAGATGGGATTGCGTGGGAGCGTGCGGAGACGCTGGCCAAGACCGTGCTGGGCGATTACGAGGTGAAAGACGACGTATGGGTGTCATGCATCGCTGAGTGGCTGGAGGCCGAATCTACCGAGCTGAATGACAGCATACTCGTCAAGAACTGCGAGCGTGTGCCGCTGACCTCCAAGGACCTGCTGGTCGAAGCAATCGGCTTCAAGGCGTCGCAGGTCAAACGCGGGGACGAAATGAAGGTGGCCAAAATCATGAAGGATCTCGGGTACAAAACGAAACGCCTTTGCACCTTGCCAGGGCAGCCTCGTCATTGGGCGAAAAGCGACTAGCACGGAATACGTAATTTTTAACGGGTTGGTAATCCAACCCTATCCAACCCGAATAGTTAGGTTGGATGGTGAAAATAGCTAATAAATTCATTCAGCTATCCAACCTATCCAACCTATCTAACTAAATTTAAATACTTACATATGCGCGCGCATACGCATGCGCCCATGCAGGAGTATAAAAAATTTCTAAAAAGGTTGGATGGTTGGATAACTACATGATGTTACTATGAAAAGTGCGAATCCAACCTCATCAGTTAATTCGCAACGTATGCAGGAGATTTAGAAATGTTAAGAGAATCAGACACTTTACCATCAGCTGAAACCCTGATGGACCAAGCCGGTAGTACGGCAACAACGTGGCTTCGTACAGCCATTACCGAAATCGACGAGGCGTTAGGGAAAGGTTATGCAAAAAACCACCCGGAGCTAATAGCAGGCTTTATGCAGGCTGCAGGTGCAGATGAGATAGCGATGCACCTGCGCGGGCTTGCCATATCCCACCGACGAATTGAAGAGAGTTTAGACATGCTGCTGGACCGCCTATCCAGAAACGATAACGCGTAAAAATTTGCAGGTTTGATTAGATTTGATGAGGTTGGATTAAATGCGCAGAAATATGCAAGAAGTTTTAGAGCGGTGGGGCCGCTGGGCAATCAGCGAAGAAAAATGCACGTCGGTGGACTGGCCGGCGATGTCCGTCACGCCAGCACGCCTGCCAGCAGCGGGGGGCGGCAAATCGTGCAGCGATGACGACGGGCTAATGATCGACGGCTGCGTCAGTCGCTTCAAGAAGCTGCGCGACAGGGAAGACGTTCTGATCCTGGGGCTACGCTACATCGGCGGCCTGCCGCTGCGCCAGATAGCGGAGGCGCTAAACATGGACCTCAACGCGGTGAGGCGCTCGTTGTATTCGACTGAGGCGTTTCTGGAAGGGTGCCTGGCAACGCTCTGCATTCCGTTGGACATGGACCCGGAAGTGTGCGAATAAGATTTTCTTTGTGTACACAGAAAACTATGCTATACAGATAACGTGCAAGAGTTGTATATGCACTCCGACCTCGTGAAACACGGCCTCGCTTCGGCGGGGCCTTGTCGTTTCTTCGACTAGATTGGCCAATTGAAAAGCGGTATCGTCACCGCCTGCCATAGCGAATATTGACGAGCAACTAGACGAGGTTGTTATGGACTCAAAAGGTTTTATGAAGGATCACGAATTACTTGCTTTAGCCCCATTGACTGGGGGCGGGGATGGTGATCTTTTCTCAAAACAAAAAATAAGCCTCATCGATGAAGGTGAAATTCAGTGGGATTTCATCCTGCATAATGGGCAAGATTTGCATTTCCGTAATAAGCTAATCAATCTTCAAGAAGGCGCGCTATCCGCGTTCAAGGAGTATATGCGTAGCGCTTTAAGAATGAAATTAGACGAATAGGTCGCTAAGGCGGCCTTTTTTGATCACAACATAAAACCGCTCAAAATCAGCGTTTCAGCCATAAAATCAGCTATGCAAAACGCACGCTGTTTTATGCACGGTTTATGCAGTCCGTTTTCCGCCGTATTACCCAGAAGATTGCACAAAACACGCAGCTCGCCGCGATCGCGCGGTGAGTGCTGTTACGGCGGTGCGCGTAAGGTTCATTATGTTAAATAGGCCCCGAAATCGATAATTTTCAATGCCGAGCGCCATCCGATTAACTTCGTGCTCCGAAGCAACGTAGGGGTTGGTGTCGGTGCCTTGGTGGATGGCGCTCCGCATTGAAGATATTGGCAGGTTCACAAGGCGTGGCGTGTGCAAATTGGGGCTCACGCTTGACGGTTCTATTCCGTTTCCGTTGCTTGCCACCAACCCATCCACAGCCCTGGCTACACGCCGGGGCTTTTTCGTTTCTGGTATCCGCCGAGCTGGCCCTGCGCTGGCAGGGGGAGGGGCATGAAAATGACCAACAATCCACATGACTGGCCGGACTGGATAGCGTTGCTGCAGTCATGGTGGCGCGGAGAAACGCCGATCGGCGGCGTGCTGCTGGCCGTTATCACCGCGGTGCTGCGCATGGCATACACAGGCGGCGGCTGGAAGAAAACAGCGCTAGAAGGGCTATTGTGTGGCGCACTGACGCTGACAGCAGTATCCGCGCTGGAGTATTTCGACCTGCCCAAATCGCTCTCCCCGGCAGTGGGCGGCGCGATCGGTTTCATTGGCGTTGAGCAGTTCCGCGTCTTCGTTCTGCGCTTCTTCGGCAACCGCTTCGGCATCGGCGATAACAACAAACCGCAGGCGTAACCACCATGACACAAGATCAATTCCAACAGGCGGCTGGCATCAGCGCCGAACTGGCCGCGCGCTGGTTCAAGCCGATCACCGCCGCAATGGCTGAGTTCGGCGTCACCACACCGGTGCAGCAGGCGATGTTCATCGCTCAGACCGGACACGAGTCGCAGGGCTTCACCCGGCTGGCCGAGTCATTCAACTACACGCCGGCGGCGCTGCTGACAACGTTCGGTAACCGCATCAGCCGTGACCAGGCGGCGATGCTCGGCCGCACAGCAGATCACCCTGCGCGCCAGGAGGCGATCGCCAATCTGGTCTACCAGGGGCGCTACGGCAACAAGCTGCCGGGGGACGGCTGGAAGTTCCGCGGCCACGGCCTGATCCAGATCACCTTCCTCGACAACCACAAAGCCTGCGGCAAAGCGCTGGGCCTCGACCTGGTCGGCAATCCCGATCTGCTGATGGTCGATGTGAACGCCGCGCGCTCGGCGGCCTGGTACTGGCAAACGCGCAATATCAACCAGGTGGCGGCCGATGTTCGCGAAGCCACCCGGCGCATCAACCCGGCGCTGCATGCTCTCGTTCAGCGCACAGCGCGTTACAACCGCGCTATTGCGGTGCTCGCATGAAATGGCCGCTACCGCATTGGCAGGCCGCTATCGTGGCCGTGGTGCTCTGCCTGCTTGCGTATTTCGCTATCAGTAACCAGGCGCTGCGCCACGAACGCGACAAATTGCAAACGGCCAACAGCCAGCTGTCTGGCCAGCTCGACTGGCAGAACAGCACGCAACGTGCGGTGGCCGCCATCGACGAACACCGCACCCAGGAACTGAACGATGCCAAGAATCAGATTGATGATCTGCAGCGCGCTGTTGCCGCTGACGCTCGCAAGCTGCAGCTCGCAGCCACGTGCCCAACCACCGGCGCCGCCGGCGTGGCTGATGCAACCGGCCCCCGACTTACTGACGCCGCTGAGCGGGATTATTTCCGTCTCCGAGAGCGAATCGAAACCGCCCGCAGCCAGATAGCCGGCCTGCAGGACTACATCCGCAACGTGTGTCTGAATTAGTCAATCTGGTGTTAAGATGTTCTTTTTAAATGGAGGGAGCATGTACCATTGGATTCTTAGTCATGAAGCATGGATTAGAAATGTGTCTTCGGCGTTAGTTACCATAGGGTCTATCGTGCTGGCATTTAGGGTTAAAGAACTCATTACTCTCATTGCTAATGTTTTAAATTCACATGAGCAGGCCTTAAGAGAAATCAAAGATCTCAGCGAAAACCCCCAATGGGATAATACCGGGCGGATAAGTACCACAGTCGGTGATGGGCTTAACGATGGTATGGCTGTGGCTATAGAAAAATTTAACGCCAAAAAGGGAGCAATCCTCCTCTACCTGGGATTTGGATGTTTAGCACTTGGTGGAGCTTTTAACTTGGGAATTGGTCTTTTAAAAGAATGTTTAGCTTAACTAAACCGCCTACGGGCGGTTTTTTTTTATTGAGCATCACAGAAACCCCTCGCTGAGGGGCTTCGATAATGACAGTGGCGCGGCCACGATGGCCGCAAATATTAACCAGGGATGCCAACTGACAAGGATTAAGTCGTACCGCAGGAGACTCCCCGCAAATGGCAATTATCGAAATGACTGAATTGCAGGCAATGAACCTGGAGATCTTCCGCATGGTTCAAAATGACACCGCCGCGGCGGAGAAGGCGATCACCTTCATCAGCGGCGACAAGCTGAAATACGAGCTTTTCAAAGACGGCTACGTCCGCGCACAGAACGAAGGCGCGCCGGTATCTCGAGTGGATAAAGCGATCCGCACTGCGGAAGAAGCGCTGGATCTGTTCAAAAACGCATAGGTGACACATGGCAGGAAAACTCAAGGACAAAAAAGAGCTTTTTTGCCGCGAATACATCATCGATCTGAAAGCAGCACCGGCGGCTGAACGTGCAGGGTATAGCGCCCGTTCGGCCTGCAACATCGGCCCCCGCCTGCTGAAAGAGCCAGAAGTCCTCGCACGCATCGACGAGCTGAAACGCGAACGCATTTCGCAGCTGGGAATCGATGCCAATTACGTGCTGCTGCGCCTGGTGGAGATCGACCAGATGGACGCGGCGGACATCTTTAACAACGACGGCAGCATTAAGCCGATCGTGGACTGGCCGGCGGCCTGGCGCCGCTACCTGAGCGGCTTTGACCTGGCCGAAATGTTCGAGGGCCGCGGCGAAGATCGTGAAATGGTCGGTTTCCTGAAGAAAATAAAATGGCCTGACAAGGTGCGTAACCTTGAGCTGATCGGCAAACACATCAGCGTGCAGGCCTTCAAAGACAAGATCGAGACTGAAGACGTTACCCCGCCGGCTAATCGCGAGGTGCGCCAGTCTCGCATTAAGGAGTTGCTAAACCGTGGTAGACGCAGCGATTGACATCGACGACCTGACCGACGAGGAGCAGGCCGAACTGCTCGCATTGTTGGAAGAGGAAGACGAGTATCGCCGCACGCATCTGCTCTATGAGTACAGCCCGTACGCTAAGCAGCGCGAATTTCTGGACGCTGGCGGCGACTACACCGAGCGCTGTTTCATGGCCGGCAACCAGCTGGGCAAGTCCTTCACCGGCGGCGCCGAGGTGTCGTTTCACCTTACGGGGCGCTACCCAGGCACTGCGGGCTATCCCGCTGACGGTGCTTACGATGGCAGTTGGCAAGGCCGCCGGTTCAACGAGCCGGTGGTGTTATGGGTAGGTGGCGAGACCAACGAAACCGTCACCAAAACCACCCAGCGCATTCTCTGCGGGCGCATTGAAGAGAACGACGAGCCAGGCTACGGTCTGCTCCCGAAAGAAGACATCATCAGCTGGAAGAAATCGCCGTTCTACCCGAACCTGGTCGATCACCTGCTGGTGCGCCATCACGCGCCGAACGGCGTAGAAGACGGCATGTCAATCTGCTACTTCAAACCGTACTCCCAAGGGCGCCAGCGTTGGCAGGGTGACACGGTGCACGGCGTCTGGTTCGATGAAGAGCCGCCGTATGCGATTTACTCCGAAGGCCTGACCCGTACCAACAAATACGGGCAGTTCTCGCTGCTGACATTCACCCCGCTGATGGGCATGTCACAGGTTGTTGAGAAATTCATCAAGAACCCGAGCAAGGCGCAGAAAGTGGTCACAATGACCATTCACGACGCCGAGCACTACACCGACGCCGAGCGGGAGCGGATCATCGAATCGTACCCGGAGCACGAGCGCGAAGCGCGTGCCAAGGGAATTCCGACGATGGGCAGCGGGCGAATCTTCCAGATCCCTGAAGAGACCATCAAGTGCCAGCCGTTTGAATGCCCTGGGCATTTCTACGTCATCAACGGGCAGGACTTTGGCTGGGATCACCCGCAGGCGCACGTGCAGCTCTGGTGGGACAAAGACGAGGACGTGTTCTATCTGGCGCGCGTCTGGAAGAAAAGCGAGAAGACGGCGACGGAAGCCTGGAGCGCTGTTAAATCGTGGTCAGTACGCATTCCTGTGGCGTGGCCGCACGACGGGCATCAGCACGAAAAAGGCGGCGGGGCTCAGCTTAAAACGCAGTATGCCGACGCAGGCTTCCTGATGCTGAAGGAACATGCAACCTTCGCTGAGGGTGGCAACTCTGTTGAATCTGGCCTTACTGAACTTCGGGATCTCATGCTGGAAGGCCGCTTCCGGGTGTTCAACACCTGCGAGCCTTTCTTCGAAGAGTTCCGGCTCTACCACAGGGACGAGAACGGCAAGATCTCGAAGACAAACGACGACGTCATCGATGCTGTGCGCTACGCATACATGATGCGCCGCTTCGCGCGGATGATGCGCGATATCAGAACACCCAAAGAGAAAAAAATCCCAGCGCCAATTCGGCCGATCCAACGTCCCACGAGGTAGATGATGGCTGACAACGACAAGCAGCAGGACAGGCTGCAAACCATCCTGACGATCTTCGATCGGGATTGGATGTCAAGCGACGAAGCCAGAACCGAAGCGACCAACGACCTGTATTTTTCGCGAGTGTCGCAGTGGGATGACTGGCTGAGCCAATACACAACGCTGCAGTACCGCGGGCAGTTCGACGTTGTCCGCCCGGTAGTGCGCAAGCTGGTTGCAGAAATGCGCCAGAACCCGATCGATGTGCTTTACCGTCCGAAAGACAACGCCGACCCGAACGCGGCAGACGTACTGATGGGCATGTATCGCACTGACATGCGCCACAACACGGCAAAGATTGCCGTTAACGTGGCCGTGCGCGAACAGATCGAGGCGGGCGTCGGCGCCTGGCGCCTGGTCACCGATTACGAAGACCAGGACCCGACCAGCAATAACCAGATTATCCGCCGGCTGCCGATCCACGAGGCGTCCTCGCACGTCATCTGGGACAGCAACGCCAAGCAGATGGATAAGAGCGACGCCAAGCACGTGACGGTTATCAACGCCATGAGCATGGACGGCTGGAAGAGCTACGCCAATGAGAACGGTTTCGACCCCGATGATATTCCTGATTTCCAGAACCCTGACCAGACATGGCTTTTCCCGTGGCTGACCAAGGATGTGGTTTACGTCGGCGAGTATTACGAGGTCGAGGAAAAGAAGGAAACCGCGTTCATCTATCAGGATCCACTGACAGGCGAACCGGTGAGTTACTTCAAGCGCGACATCGCGAATGTGATTGACGACCTCGCCGAGCGCGGCCTGCGGAAAATTGCAGAACGCAAGGTGAAGCGTCGCCGCGTATACAAAACCGTGATCGCCTCCTCATGCATTTTGAAAGACCGCGAGCCGATCGCTGGTGAGCATCTGCCGATCATCCCTGTTTACGGGGAGTGGGGATTTGCAGGTGACAAAGAGGTCTATGAGGGCGTCGTCCGGCTGACAAAAGACGGTCAGCGCCTGCGCAACATGATCATGTCGTTCAACGCCGACATTGTAGCGCGGACGCCGAAGAAAAAACCGTTCTTCTGGCCGGAGCAGATCGCCGGGTACGAGTACATGTACAGCGGGCAGGATGATTTCCCGTACTACCTGCTGAACCGCACCGACGAGAACGGCGGCGATATTCCGCCGCAGCCTCTTGGCTACATGGACAACCCGGAGGTGCCGCAGGCTAACGCCTACATGCTCGAGGCGGCGACCAATGCAGTGAAAGAGGTCGCGACGCTCGGCGTCGACACTGAGGCTGCCGGCGGTAACGTGGCCTTTGACACGGTCAACCAGTTGAACATGCGCGCCGATCTGGAAACCTACGTGTTCCAGGATAACCTCGCGACGGCGATGCGCCGCGACGGTGAGGTTTATGCCGCAATGGTCAATGACCTCTACGACGTGCCGCGCACGGTGCTGATGACGCTCCCGGACGGCAGCGAAAAGGACGTGCAGCTGCTGACGCAGGTTGTGGACTACCAGACCGGTGAGGTGGTCACGCTAAACGACATCCGCGGCCGGTATGAAACCTATACCGATGTGGGCCCGTCGTTCCAGAGCATGAAAAACCAGAACCGCGCGGAGATCCAGGAATTGCTCGGCAAAGTCCCGCAGGGCACGCCTGAGTTTCAGATGCTGCTCCTGCAGTACTTCACGCTGCTGGATGGCAAGGGCGTCGAGATCATGCGTGAGTATGCCAATAAACAGCTGGTGCTGATGGGGCTGAAACAGCCAGAGACGGAAGAAGAACAGCAGGCAGTGATGCAGGCTCAACAGCAACAAGGCCAGCCGGATGCTGCAATGGTGCAGGCGCAGGGTGTGCTGCTGCAGGGGCAGGCAGACCTGCAGAGAGCGCAGAACGACCAGGCGAAAATCCAGGTCGATGCGTTCAAAGCACAGACCGATGCGCAGGTCTCGGCCGCTCGTGTGGTTGAGATCCTTGCTTCCGCCGACAGCACCAAGAAAAACGATGTGATCGCTGCGCTGAAACTGCTCGGCGACTTCCAGACGAAGCAGGGCGACAGTGCCCGCGCTGACGCTGAGCTTGTCCTTAAAGGGCAAGGCCAACTCCATTCCCGCCGTATGGATTTAACCAATCTGTTGCGGCAAGCAAATCAACCCTCCGGCGGAGCAGCCGAGATTCCTCAATAGCGAGAGATTAAATCATGACCGATACCACCGAAATTCAGGCAACTGAAGGCCAAACCCTGTCTAGCACTCAGCAGGCGGCACCTGTTGAAGGCCAGCTGATCGATAATGCCAACGGCAGCGAAGGCCAGGAGAGCGGCTTCGATATTGTCCTGAACGACGATGAGACCAAACCTAAGCAGGATCCGGCGACAAACGCCCATTTCGCCGCCAAACGCATCGAGCGCAAGCGTCAACGCGAGCTTGAGCAGCAGATGGAAGCGGTGAGCCGTGGCGAACTGCCGGATAACCTGCGCGTGGCGCCTGAGCTGCCGGCGCAGCCGGATATCAACCAATATCTGTCCGACGACGGCCTTGCCAAGTACGACTACGACCAAGGCCGGGCGCTTGCCGCCTTCAACGCCGCTAATACCGAGTGGCTGATGAAGGCGCAGGACGCCCGCAGTAATGCCGTAGCCGAACAGGGCAAGAAAACTCAGGCGTTCACGCAGCAGTCAGCCGTTTATGTGGATGCAGCCCGTAAACACTACGACGCGGCCGAAAAACTCAACCTGCCGGATTATCAGGCGAAAGAGGACGCTTTCCGCTCGATGCTCGCTCCGGGCATCGATGCGGAGATCATGGCGTTGTTCCCTGAGAAGTCCGCAGCGATTTTCTACCACCTGGGCGCAAACCCAGAGAAGGCGCGCGACATCCTGAACCTGCCGCAAACGCAGGCCATCATCGAGCTGACTCGCCTGTCAGACCGTTTAACTCTCAAACCACGCGGTAAACAAATCTCCGGCGCCCCCGCGGTTGACGAGCCTGTGCAGGGCCAGGCCGCCGCCGCGAATCGCGCTGCGTTGCAAAAACAGATCGACGCCGCTGCCGACAAAGGCGACGTAGACACTTATCGCAAGCTGAAACAGCAACTTGAAGGAATCCAATAATGTCTTTGAACGAAGGCCAAATGGTCACCTACGCGGTGGACGAAGTAATCAAAACCGTACAAAACCTGACGCCGATGGCGCAGAAAACCAAAGAGTACACCCCGCCGGCCCCGTCGATGCAGCGCTCCGGGAACACTTTCTGGCTGCCAGTAGAGCAGGAAGCCCCCACGCAGGAGGGCTGGGATTTAACCGGTAAAGAAACAGATGTTTTGGAGTTGTCGGTGAAGTGCAACATGGGCGCGCCGGATAACGACTTTTTCCAACTGCGTGCTGACGATTTGCGCGACGAGCGTTCCTATCGCCACCGCATCAACGCTTCGGCTAAAAAACTGGCGAACAACGTCGAGAAGGCCATTGCACAGCAGGCCGTCGACATGGGTTCCTTGGTGGTAACCAGTCCACAGCCGATCGGCACTGCTGCGGGCAGCGGCTGGGACTTTGTCGCCGACGCTGAAGAGTTCATGTTTGCACGCGAGCTGAATCGCGATGCGGGCTTGTCCTACTTCTTCAACAGTGATGACTACAAAAAAGCAGGTCATGACCTGGTGAACCGCGACATGTTCGGCCGCATCCCTGAAGACGCCTACAAAAACGGCACCATTCAGCGCCAAGTGGCAGGCTTTGATGACGTGTTACGCTCCCCGAAAATGCCAACCCTGGCGGCGTCTACTGCGACCGGGTTAACCGTATCTGGGGCGCAGAAGTTCAAGCCCGAAGCATGGCGCCTGGATGCCGACGGCAACAAGGAAAACGTCGATAACCGCGTAGCTACCGTCACTTTGAGCGCAGGCACTGGCTTGAAGCGCGGTGACAAGATCAGCTTTGCGGGCGTTAAGTATCTGGCGCAGATGGCTAAAAACGTGCTGACTCAAGACGCAACCTTCACCGTTGTTGCGGTGAACGGTGCCAACGTGACGATCGCACCGAAGCCAGTGGCACTGGACGATACTTCTCTGACGGCTGCCGAGCGCGCTTACGCTAACGTCAATACCTCTTTGGCGGACACGATGGCGGTGAATATCCTGAACGTAAAAACCGCGAAAACGAACGTGTTCTGGGCGGATGACTCTATCCGCCTGGTATCGCAACCGATCCCGGCTAGCCACGAGCTGTTCGCTGGCATGAAAACCCAATCGTTCGCCATCCCTGGTGTCGGCATTAACGGCATCTTCGCGACGCAGGGCGATATCTCAACCCTGACCGGCAAGTGCCGTATCGCGCTGTGGTATGCCGCGTGCGCGGTACGCCCGGAAGCGATCGGCGTCGGCCTGGCAAACCAGACCGCTTAACCAACTGAAAAGGGGCTTCGGCCCCTTTTTCTTTGTTGAGGATTAACCATGTCCCAGATGATCTACAAACGCGGCGGCGGCACGCTGGTGTGGGGGCTGAAAGCCCACGTAAAAGTGATCGAGGCCGACGAACTGGAAGCCCACCTGGCGGAAGGCTGGCTGGATCACCCGTCAAAACTGTTTGAGCCAGAGCCAGAGCCAGAGCCAGAGCCAGAGCCACAGCCGGTTAAGAAGCAGCGCAAAGGCAAAACCCCGTCCGAAAACGCAGACGAATTCGTTTAACCACTGGTAGGCGGTGACCATGAACCTGACAACAAAAGGCGATCTGGTGCTCGCCGCGCTGCGAAAAATTGGCATCGCCTCCAACGCCACACTGACCGACGTCGAACCGCAATCTGTTGAAGATGGCGTGAATGACCTCGAAATGATGATGGCCGAGTGGCGCGAGGATCCGGCAGCGGGCATCGATATCGGCTATCAGTTCGCTGCCGACGGCGAACCGGCGATGGATGGCGACGACCACGGACTGAAAACGGCGCATCTCAGCGCGGTGTATCACAATCTGGCGCTGCGCATCGCACCTGATTATGAGATCGAGCCGCTGGCCAAAGTAGTGACTACCGCGCGCTATGGCAAAGAGCTACTGGTCAAGTCCTCTGCGCTGACGCGCGCGAAAAAAGTCTATCGCGAAGCTGGCTACCCAAACCGGATGCCTATCGGCTCCGGTAACCGGATCCCGACCTACAACGGCCACCACTACTTCCATCGCAAAGGAGACGACGATGCCGACTCTTCCACTGGCTAAAGGCCTCGGTAAGGACTATCGCAACGCGGACTATGTCGACCTACTGCCGGTTAATATGCTTGCGACGCCGAAAGAAGTGCTGAACGCCGCCGGCTATCTTCGTTCATTCCCTGGGGTGGCGAAAAAAGCAGACGTGGCGGGCACGTCTCGCGGGGTGCAGTTCAACAAGGCTGAAAATATCGTGTATCGCGTTGCGGGCGGCAAGCTGTACAAAGGCGCTGGTGAGCGCGGCGACGTTTCTGGCAATGCACGCGTCAGCATGGCCCACAGCGCGACCAGCCAGGCAGTGGCCGCTAACGGAACGATGACACTGTATCGCTACGACGGAACGAACAAGACCCTGCAGAATTGGCCTGAACAGATCGGCGACGTGACTTACGCCCAATATGATATCGGCAGTGTATGCGATATTTGCCGCGCACGCGGTCGCTATGTTTGGGTGAAAGACGGGACGCAAACATTCGGCGTTACCGATCTCGAGGACGAATCGCACCCAGACCGGTTCCGCCCGTTCTACAGCGCCGAGAGCCAACCCGACGGCATTCTCGGCTGCGGCATATGGCGCGATTTCGTCGTGATGTTCGGCAGCAGCACAATTGAATATTTCTCGCTGACAGGCGCCACTGACACTGCATCTGCGATCTACGTCGCGCAGCCGTCGCTAATGGTGCAGAAGGGGATCGCAGGCACGCATTGCAAAACCGAGTTTGCAGATTCTTTCGCGTTTATCAGCCACCAGTCAACGGGGGCGCCGTCGATTTACCTTATCAACAGCGGGCAGCCTACGACGATCGCGACAGCCACTGTGGAGAAAGTGCTGCGCAGCTATACGGCTGAAGAACTGGCAACCGGCGTGCTTGAAACTGTTCGCTTTGACGGTCACGAACTGCTTATCGTCCACTTGCCTCGGCACGTGTTGTGTTACGACGCGGCCGCCAGCCAGAACGGCGCGCAGTGGTGCATTCTCAAAACAGGGCTGTTCGACGATGTGCATCGCGCGATCGACTACGTGTTCGAGGGTAACCAGATCACCGCCGGCGACAAGCTGGAGACGGTTGTCGGCGCTCTGCAGTTCGATTCCTCGGCGCAGTACGACAAACAGACCGAACACCTGCTGTTCACCCCTATGTTCAAAGTCAACAACGCCCGCGTGTTCGACTTCGAACTCGAAGCGGCGACAGGCGTTTCGCAGTACGCAGAGCGGTTGTTTATCTCCTCGACCGCCGACGGCTCTAACTACGGCCGGGAACAGATGATCGGTGCCAATGCGCCGTTTGCCTATGACAAACGCGTGCTGTGGCGCCGAATGGGGCGGGTGCGAAAGAACATCGGTTTTAAAGTGCGCGTGATCACCCGTTCACCGGTAACCCTGAGCGACTGCTCGGTGAGGATTGAATAGTGGCTGATGACAATCTCACAAAACCCGTCATGGTACAGATGACGCGAATCGATGCAACGCTGCTACCGCCTATCTTCTCACAGCCTTATCGGCTGTATGTCGTTCAGCAAGGCACCGATCTGGGCAACGTCGCCGGGAAAGCGAACGAAGCCGGACAGGGCGCATGGGACGCACAGGTCAAAAACGACGAGCAGGACCTGGTGCTGGCAAATCACGAAACGCGGCTTGAGGCAGCGGAGGCGACGCTCGTCAACCATGAGCAGCGCATTGCCGCAGCAGAAGCTACGTTGGCAAATCACGAGCAGCGCATCACCGCTGCGGAGGCTGAACTTGCTGATCACGAGACACGCATCTCAGCCAATGAAGCAGAACTGGCGGACCACGAAACGCGAATTACGCAAAACACCAACGATATATCGGCGTTAGACACCCGGCTGGATACCGCCGAAAGCGACATCAATACCCTGGAAACCAACTCGGTATCGAAGGCTGTTTCAACGAGCCAGTCGGTGCAGGCTACCGGCGGGTCGTTCCTCGTGGGCAACGTCGCAACGCCTACTACGGATAAATTGCAGGTTGGCGGCAACGTTCACATCAGCGGGTCGTACAAAGTGGCAGGGCTGCCAGTGCTTGGCGCGCGCCAAACCGGCTGGACTGCCGCAACCGGTACGGCTAACAAAGGGGCATTCAACGCTGATCAGTCGTTCACCGTCGGCGCCACTTATTCGCAAGCAGAAGTTCAGGCCTTAGCCGACGCGTTTAAAGCTGCGTGCCAGCGCATCAAAGCGCTGGAGGACATGGCGCGCACTAACGGGATGATTAACTGATGGAAATTAAATTAATCGACAACCCGGTGCGGTTGCAGGCGTTTCTTAATGACCAGGCGAACACCGGCAACATCGTCGACGAAGGCGATCACTACTTCATCAAGCCTGATGCGGTCTACCTCGGCATCTATGAAGGGGTGATGTTGGTCGGTGTGCACGAGGTGCGCACGTTCTGGCAAAGCGTTGTCGAGTGCCACGCCATTTACGACCCGGGTTTTCGCGGGAAGTATGCGCTGGACGGCCACCGGCTTTTCTGCCGCTGGCTCCTGGCAAATTCGCCATTCACGAACAGCATCACCATGGTGCCGGATTCAACAAAATACGGTCGAGCGATCATCCGTCTCCTGGGCGCAACACGCGTGGGGCACCTGAAGAATGCTTATCTCAGCGATGGGCAGCCAGTTGGCGTCACGCTGTATCAGCTCACACGTTCGCAGTATGAGGACATGCAAAAATGCTAATTTTCCAGCTCATGAACAAAGTCCGTGATCGCGCCGTGTACTGCAAAGGCGGCGATAACGGCGCCGGCGCGGCGGCCGATGCTAACCGGGAGGCTACTGCGCTGCAGCGCGAGATGTGGCAAACAAACATGCAGAACCTCGCGCCATTCACGCCGCTGGCGCAGCAGTATGTCGGCCAACTGCAAAACCTCTCATCGCTGGGTGGCCAACAGCAGGCGCTGAACGAATACTACAACTCTGGCCAGTTCAAAGATCTGTCGAATCAGGCCCGCTATCAGCAATTGGCGTCCGCTGAAGCAACTGGCGGTTTGGGCTCTACCGCTACCAGCAACGGGCTGGCGACCATCGCCCCTATGCTGGGTCAGAACTGGCTCACCGGGCAGATGAATAATTACCAAAACCTTGCCAATATCGGCCTAGGCGCGCTGCAGGGGCAGGCCAACGCAGGCCAATCCTACGCGAACAACACCGGCCAGTTGCTCCAGCAGCAAGCGGCGCTGTCGGCTGCCAATGCTAACAGACCGTCAAAATTCGGCGGTGCCCTCCAAGGTGCTGCTGCGGGGGCAGCCGCCGGTACTGCGATTATGCCAGGGTGGGGTACTGCGATTGGCGCGGGAGTTGGCGCACTTGGCTCACTGTTTTAAGGGGTGATCATGGCAACGTGGCAACAGGGTAACGCCGGCGGCCTATTGGCTGGCATCGGCACCAATAATGTTAACGCTCCGCAGGCCAGCGATGCAAACACCGCGCTGAGCCTGATCCGCGATAACAACGACCGCGAGCGAGCAGGGGAGAACAACCTCGGCATGCAGTTGGCGGGCGCGGCTGGCTCCATTTTCAACAGCTACAAGCAGGGTGAGCAGGTACAGCGCCAGAAGGCGTTCCAGCAGGATTACGCCAACGCTTATGCGTCGGGCGATCGTGGCGCGATGCGTGGGCTGGTCGTCAAATACCCCGAACAGTTCGAGGCTGTGCGCAACGGTATGGGCTTCGTCGATGAGGACCAGCGCAATACCGTCGGCAGTCTGGCGGCATCAGCGCGTCTGGCGTCGCAAAGCCCTGAAGCAATGGGGCAGTGGCTACAGAAGAACGCGGGCGATCTGACGCGCGTCGGTGTTAACCCTTCCGATGTGGCTCATATGTACCAGCAGAACCCGGCCGGTTTCGGCCAGTTCGTGGACCATCTCGGAATCGCTTCGCTCGGCCCGGATAAATATTTCGACCTCCAGGCTAACAGCGCCAAGTTGCAGCAGACTGGCCAAATCGCACAGGCAAACCTGAATCTGGGGCAGCAGCGCCTGCAGCAGCAGGCAGCCTATCAGCAGGGGCAGTTAAATCAAGGCCAGCAGCAGCTGAACCTGACCGCCCAGAAGAACCAGGCGGACAACGCCAACAAGCAGTTGGAACTAAGTTTGAAGGCGGGCGAGAACAGCGCAAAATCACAGGCTACGCAGCAGGCGGCCGTGCAGAAAATGCAGGATTACGTCGGCGCCCACCAAAGCAACGCCAACAACGTGGCCAGCATGTACGACACGGTCAACCAGGTGAAAAGCATAAAGCCCGAAGTGTTCGACCGTGTATTCGGCTTCGGCGGCACAGTCAACTCGCGGATCCCTGGTACGGAATCGGCCGACGCGTGGTCCAAAATCGAGCAGATGCAGGGGCAAGCGCGTTTGATGGGGGTTATCGGGATGAAAGGCACCGGCCCGGTTTCGGATTCCGAAGGGCAGGCGGCCGCGCGAGCGTTTCTGGCCATCAACCAGAACATGTCGCCTAATGCTGCTCGAGCCGCGATCGATAACTGGCAAAAGGTGCTCCAGCGCCAGACAGCATATCTGCAGAAGCAGCAGCCTATGGTCGATACGTACCAGCAGAAAATCGACACATTCAACGCAGGGCAGACTGGCGGCAGTACTGCAGCCCCACGACCCGGGTATACCGAGGGGGGCTATACGTTCATCGGCGGTGACCCGAGTAATCCTAACAGCTGGAGAAAGAACTAATGGCAGGCCCTTGGGAGAAATATCAGAGCACGCCGGCGGCTACTTCAACTTCAGAGGGGCCGTGGTCTAAATACCAGCAGCAGGCCGAACAGTCGCCACCGCAAACAGGTGGCGATATTGTTTCTGCGGCTGAGCACCGTTTCGGGCTTCCAGCGGGCCTACTCAGCGCGGTGATCAGCAAGGAGAGCAGTGGCAACTCGAAGGCTATCAGTCCGAAAGGCGCCATCGGTTTGGGGCAGGTGATGCCCGATACGGCACGCGGTATGGGCTATGACCCTGAAGAGCTAAAACGCAACCCGGCGCTGCAGGTTGAGGCCGCCGGCCGGTATCTGAAACAAATGCTCGACGCACACGGTAACGTTACCGACGCTCTGGCCGCCTATAACTGGGGCCCCGGCAATGTGCAGAAATTTATGCGTGGTGAGAAAACGCAAATTCCAGCAGAGACGATTAACTACGTCACCGATCCGCGTTTCGCTCAGTGGACGCAGTCAGCCGCGCAGCCGGGTGGTGAAGGTGAGCTGGCCCAGCTATCACAGCAGGCGGCGCAACCGTGGGCACAGGCGGCACCAGAGCCGACTTTTGCAGAGAACCTTGAGCAGGCCGGCCGGGGGTTGGCGCAAAGCGCTGTGAACGTCGCCAATATCCCTGGGCAGGTGGTAAACACCGCGCTCGGCGCCGCAGGCGTACCGGCGGAAGACCAGGTTATGCAGCTGCGACTACCGGAAAGCATGAGGCCTACAGACTCCTATGCACAGCTGGGGGCGGAGATCGGCCCGTATCTTATCCCTGGCCTCGGCGCTGAACGTACTGCGGCGGCTTTGGCTTCTACGGCCGGAGGGGGCCGTGCAGAACGGGTCGCAACGCAAACGGCGAACATGCTGGCAGAAAACCTCCCCGGTGCGATTGCGCAGTCCACCCAGAATAACGATCTGTCGAGCAACCTTGCCACAGGTCTGGCCGGCAGCGTGATTGGGCGCGGATTGCTGGCCGCCGGCGGGCACGCTGCGGGCGCTATTCGCAACGCTGCGCAGCGCGAAGGGGCTGCGGGGGTGACCGCCACGGCAACGCCAGAACAGGCCGTATCTGCTCCTCCAGGAGCACAGGCATCCGTAATGCCACCCGAGCAAGGTGTGCAGGATGTGGCCGCGCGTGTTGGCGCTGCCGCTGATAGAGAGACTGCTCCGCGGATGGCAGACGCTGCGCGCGATGTCGCCCCGCGGCAAGATGTTATCGACGCCGCCAAGCAGTTGGGGCTGCGCGAAGACGACTTGCTGCTGTCGCATGTATCCGGCAATCAGGCCTATCGCGATTTCGAACAGGCGCTGAAATCCGTTCCTGGTTCGCAACTGGCGGCGCAGGAAAACCAGGCGCTCACCAAGATCGCTAAACAGGCCACGGATCTTACGGATGCCGCCGGCGCGCTGCCGGATAAAGCCGCGATGAATGACAAGTTTCTGTCCTCATTTCAACGTGGTATTGCGACTGTTCAGAATAAATCAGACCAGCTCTATAACCAGATCTCGGCCGCCATCCCTAAAGGGCAGACCGTCGAAGCCAATAACATCATTCGCTATCTTGACGGCAAAGCGGACGAATTGGGTGGTGCTGAGCACCTATCAACGATGGAAAAGCGAGTTTATAACTCCGTTGCTCCTGTTGGCACTGAAGCTACTGCGCCGACCTATGCGCGGTTGGACAACATTCGCAAGCAGATCGGACAGGCGATCGGTAAAAACTCGGGACCGTTCCGCGATGAAGAGACAGGGGCGCTGAAACAGCTTTATGCGAACCTGACAGCGGATCAGGAACAGGCGGTCGTCGCTGCGGGCATGGGTGACAAATGGCAGGCTGCCAAGAAGCTGATCGGGGTTCGCACCACGATGGAAGATGCGCTAACTGGACTTCTTGGCAAAGACCTGCGCGGCGACATCGGCACAAAAGCTGCGTTGGCGATCCGTAATCTAGCCAAGGGCGACGCTAAAGGGTTTCGGGCGCTGCAGCAGGATATACCTTCACCACGTATCCGGCGTGAGGTTGTGGCCACATCGTTGCGCGATGCTTTCAGCCAGGGCAGCCGCAAGGAGAACGAATTCCATCTACCAGGGTTTGTGGACTGGTATCAGGGGATGAAGTCTTCCGGCACTCTGCCGATGGTTGAGCGCGAACTCGGAGCGCGAACTGCCAATCAACTACGGAATCTTTTCACCGTATCGCAGGCAGTGCGTCAGGCGCGCGAGAGCAGTATCCAAACCGGTAGGCTTAACGCTTTCATCAAGCAATTCGATGCAGAAGGCGGCACGCTGGACAAAATTTACCGTCATGGCAAAGGTGCGTTAGCCACCACGGTGCTGGGCCACATTCCTGTCGTCGGCCCGACGTTGAGTTACGGCGCCGTAGCGGGTATGGCAGCTAAGGAGGCCGCCCGGCCGGCGCGTAGCGTTGCTGCGGATCGTCTGTTGGCATCGCCTGAATTCAGGTCGGTTGTGAAACAGGCAAAGGGCGCCAAGCTACCTGAAAAAGGACAGCAGGTAATCAACCGTAAAATGGAAGCGCGCATCGCTAAATCTCCGGCGTGGAAATCGTTCTACCGAACGCTGACGCGTGAGGAGAAACAGGCGATCGCGAGAGTAGGTATTATTGGCTGGCTTTCTGGCGAGGTCGACGGCAGAGAGTATTAACCCGCGGCCAAGGATGGCAGAAATAGCTAACCAGATATATCATCTATGCCATAAATCAAAAGGGGTATATCAATGAAGAAATTAACTCTGGTTGTTGCTGCAATAGGACTGCTTTCTGGGTGTGCTAGTTCGTCAAAAACTTTCGCGCCAGACGGACGTGAAGCATACTCAATTGACTGTTCTGGCACTGCCAGGACATGGGGCATGTGTTTAGAGAAAGCTGGTGATCTCTGCGGCGCTAAAGGTTATGACACCTTCATTTCTGCAGGGGATAAAGGTTGGATTGCAACAGCGCAACCTGATTTCGCCATGGCGGGAAGCACCATTTCAAGAAATCTACTTATCGCCTGCAAGAAATAGTGTAAGGGGGGCTTCGGCCCCTTTACTTTTCCGAGTAAATCACCTTCAGCGTTTCGACCACAACCTTTTTGAACTGCTCGGCGTGTTCGTGCGCCAAGCGTTCAGCGTCGTCGCGAAAGCCGGTTATTTTCGGCGGTTGCGTCAGCGCTTCTTCGATTATCAGCGTGATCTCTGCGTTAAGCGAGCGGCCGTTCATTTTGGCGCGCTGCTTAACTTTGCCGTGGGTTTCCCGCGGCAAACGTAAATGAAACTGCGTCTCTAACTCTTCCATAATCGTGCCTCACCGGTGGGTGGATCGGCATGATATGGCGAACTGTATAGATCAACAATAGTACCAAAATGGTACTTAAACAAATCACAACACTACCGCAAGCCGCGCCTTGTGGGGATTTCGCACGCCTGGAGAAAAATAAATGGCTGACACCATTACCCCGAATGTCGTTGTTTCGATGCCGTCACAACTTTTTACGCTCGCGCGCTCGTTCAAGGCGGCGGCGAACGGCCGGATCTACATCGGTAAAATCGACACCGATCCGACAATCCCTGAGAACCAAATCCAGGTCTATCTCGAGAATGAGGACGGGTCGCACGTACCTATCGCGCAGCCGATCATCATCAACAGCGGCGGCTATCCGGTGTATGGGGGGCAGATCGCCAAGTTTGTGACTGTTCAGGGCCATTCGATGGCCGTTTACGATGCGTTCGGAGTGCAGCAGTTCTATTTCCCTAACGTGCTGAAATACGACCCTGATCAACTGCGGCAGCAGCTGGCGGGACCTAATGGGGTAAAGTTGGTTGGCAACGCAGTCGATCAGCGAGATTTAGCAGGCAGCGATAAGAGCTTAGCCCCTGTCGACCATGTGCACATCATCAACGGGCCTATCGTTGATTTCCGTAGGTTTCTGACTGTTAAAGATGGTTGCGTTAACGCCACACAAGCGGTTATCGACGCCCTTAATTCTGGGCTAAATGTGCAGGTCTCCGGCGATTATGTTCTGCGCGTCGAGAGTGCGGGGATTGTCGCAGCCATGACCAGCCGATTTTTTGGCGCGCCAGGTACTCGCCCAACTATTCTGGTCGATCACACTGATATAACTCAATCGCAGTTTAAATTTAATGGTGGGTTCAACTATTTTTCAAATTTTGCATTCCGATATCCTAATCAAAAAAAGTCATTAGCAACGGGTGAAGCACCAATTGCGTATCTCCCTTTACTAACTGGAAATGGGTTTGCGTCTGAGTTTACAAATCTTGATTTGGGGAACACCTATCGCGGACTGCAATTTGGTGACGCTGATTATTCTGCCTCCAGAATCACGATCCGCGATATTATTGGCGCACCAATCCGCCGGGGGGTTACACTTGATCGCGTGTTAGACATACCGAAATGCGACAACTGGCATTTCAACTACAATTACCTCGATGCTTCTAACAACTCCGGGTATGCGTACGACATAACGCTGAAGCAATGGATGCATGATAACGCAGATGCATTTCACCTGGGGCGTTGTGACTTTGGTGCGTTCAGTAGAATATTTGCGTTCGGTTATTTTAACGGAATATTTTTGCGCACTGAGCGTTATACAGGGTCAGCTAATAGCGTGCGTTTTACCGATTGTGATATGGATATTTGCGTTCACCCGCTCCGTTTTCAAAACTGGCAAAATCAGGTGACAGTAACGAATGGTAAGTTTACTGGTAATGCAAAGCAAACAGGAGGGCTTATTGAAAAAGAACCGAGCACGAACCTTTTTTCAGGGACTAGTGAAGGAGGGGTTATTGTTCTCGACTCGACAGAAATGAATAACTACTCGAGCGATGGAATTCAAACAGCAGCACATGTTAAATGCATTGGTGGTCAATTCTATGGCTACGGATTCGACAACGGCCAACGGGCTGCCATTGCGGCCACATCAGGGTCTAACGCAAGCATAACTTTAGTTGGAGTTCGTATTGACGGGGCGTCTGGAACCCAAACTCGTGGAGTGTATGGTCCTACTTCGACAGGAACGTTAACGATGGGCGATAGCACTACAATTTCTGGCACAAGTCTGGACAGTTTCCGTTGGGCTAACGGACAAGTAAATACCTCAAATAGCACGACCCTTGGGGGGATGCCTGGGCGTAACAGTGTTTCATTTATTAGTAATGTCCCGAAACTGTTCCCTGTCGAGAATATGCCAACTAGCGGAACATTTTACCGCCCCGGTGATGTTGCGGTAATGACGCTGCCAGTTAAAGCTAACATTCCTGGGCAGCCCAACTATGTTGTAACAGGTTGGACACGACTTACAACAGCTAGCACGAACAGTCACATTTTAAACACTGACTGGGTTGAAAACCGCACTTACTATAACGGGGTATCTTGATGAAATTGCTATATATCTTCGCGCCAACAGGTGGCGAATATCTTGCAGATGTAAACACGTCTATTGCGCTCTCGCTAAACATCTATGAGACGTTCAGACACTATAACGTTATCCCCGTCAATCCCCATCTTGACGCGTCAGCTTATAAGACACGGATCGGTGCCGACGCACCGCCAATCTATCAAACCCCCGGGGATTGGCTAAACCAGTGTGGAGCTGCTATTTTTTCCAGTCCTTTAGGGATTGATATCGAAGGAAGGGAAGTAAAAGTAGGTGGGAAGTTAACCTTCAAATCGCTTGAGGAGTTAGAAAAGGCGCTTGCAAAAGGTGACTTTTAA